TGAGAGTCTTTTGGATATTCCATAGACTCTCTATGTGATTCATCAAAATTTCCACACCTATCACAATATGCCATTAGAGTTCCCCCTTAATTTGATTTACAAACTTATTATAAAATTGTTCATCTGTAGTATGTTCTACCTTAATTAAAAATTCATTTTTAATTACTTCAGATTCGCTACAATTATATAAGAAATCTGCCATGTCATTTGCTACATATTGTTGCAAATCTTCCATACTCATGCTATCAACAAGAGTATTAATGTATGTCTCTTTATTGGTCATTATCCCAACCTTTTGTATAAGTGGGAAATTTTGTCATCAATAGATTCGATTCTATCCATAACTGGAATACCGCCAATCAAATCTTCTTCCGCTGCTTCATCATCAGCGTAGCACTTGTAATCTTCAAGAGCAGCATCTATTGTATCCCACTCTGCCTCTGTAAAGAATGCCTTGATAGTTGCAAGTTGTTCGTAACTGAAATCTCTTGTTAGAGTCATTTGAAAAACCTCTGTGTGTTTGTATATACTAATGATAATCGAAAATTATCAAAAAGCAACGAGCGAGTGTGCCAGAGTTTATACTGGCACATCATAGGTTGCCTTATTGTTCAGAATATGCCAATACTGTTCATAGGTTAGAGTCTCTTCATTATCAGTATCCATATTCAATACTATGTCGTATGGGTAAAAAGCATAATACTTAAAATGATCGTCAACATAGTTTTTAATTTGTTGATACTTATTCATCATACATATCCTCTAAATCAGGTAAATTAAAGTGAGTAGCGGTATCTATCCATAGTTCGTTATCCCAACCCGACATTTCTTCAAATACACTTACTTGCCCAGTATCTCGGCGTATATTCTCAAAGTCAATATGTGTTTGCTCTGAGATAATCTCTCTCATTTGATCTGGCGTCAAATTGTCAACATAGTCAGCAACAAAACGTCTAACAACTTTGTCATACTCTGTCATTTCCATTATATTTGCCATTAGTTTGCCTCCTCTACATTTTCGATAACTTCTTGAATAGTGTCTGTAAAGTATTCATCAAAATACTCTTCGATCTCTACCATAGCGTCATTAAATGTTTGGTCATCTATCCATTTTTGCATATCGTCAGTAACATATATGACCAAATCTTTCATTGACATATTATCAACGATTCGATCAACATAATACTCTTTAAGAGCAGCAAACTGTTTGTCAGTTAGATTTTGTGCCTTGAGTAAGGCATCTTTGTTTGTTTTGTTCATGGCATGAAATTGGGATTAATACTAAAAGTTGAGTCAGGTGTATCAAATTCTTGACACTTGAGTAGTGACATGGCACTTATCATGTGCCACACTTTCTCGCCCGAGAGTTTTTCTTCATCACATATATGAGAAACTGAGTCCTCGATCACTTCAAGGACTTTTGTTGCTTCAATATAGAATTGTTTGTATTCTTCGTTGTTCATAGAATGATGCTCCCGCCATAAAGATTTTTGTCATAACCATACTTGAGTACAAGTATGTCTCTTACTCTCTCTCTATCGAGTGAGTCGCCGTCGCCCCAAGTGAAATGCTCATCATTACGAGCAGTGATCTCATGTAAGTAATCATGTATAGCACCGAGAATGTCAACTTTAGAAACTCTCTTGCCTGTTTTCATGTGATTCATAGGGTACAAAACGTCATCTACATTGCCGTAGAAATCATTGACGTAATTTGTGAACTCAACTAGCATATCATTGAGTTTGGTTGATGAATGTCCTGAGTTCATAAAACCTCTGTGTTTGTTATATTCTAATGATAGTCGAATATGGCAATAAAGCAACGAGCAAGTGTGCCAGTAATATAATTGGCACACTCTTGATTGATTTCATTGCCATTCTGGTGTAGGTTTTGCCCATTGCTTTTGTAATCTTGTTTCTTGTTCAGCATACAATTTTCGGGCACATTCTGAATTGACTTTAATAATATCAATTTTCTTATCATCATTCTCAGAATAATAGAAATTGAGACAATCAATTAAGTGTTCTATTTGCTGTGTTGTAAAATCCATTTTATGCTCCTTGATATTGATTTGTGATAATGTCCTCTATTTCAGCAAGTTGGGCATCATCAAGTAAATTAACTATGGCATCAAGCATATCATAGAAATTGGCATCATTACTTTCATAGAGAGCACATAACTCTGTAAAAACTGTAAGTGACTTGTCGCCTTTGTAATAGGTCATCTTAAATTGCCTCCTGTAACAACATAACCAGTTTCGCCATCAGCAATGTCAGCAAGTCTGCCTAGTTTATGACGAATTTTTCTAAAGTTTACGTCAAATTCATCACTATATTTGTCAGTAATTCTGTTTGGCGTAGATAGGATTAACTTCAGCAGAGCATCACACTCTGCTGCTGTCAATTCATTCATTTCTTTTAACTGTTGTAAATTCATGCTACTTCAAACTCCTTTGGATAGTCAGCGGGGATAGTCTTTTCAACATACTGAACTGAATCATTGAAACTTTTTGTCTCTGGATTCCAGAAGTCAAGACTAATACAGCGCCATGTATTGTTTAATTCAAAGATGTAAGCAAACTCGCCACAGCACTTGTCTGTGTCAATAAGATACTCTTTTTCATCTTTGTGTAGTTTAGGAGCGTTGTCCTCTAGTTTCTCGCCTCTCTCTGTATAGTATAGAGGTCTGAACTCTTTGAGTTCTTCATGCTCCCAATCTGAGTCAGTATAGCAACAACTCATATTACCGCCGTCAATTAGTTCAGCGATTGATTCTCTAGTGTTGTAATGTTTGTTGAGAGTAACACCTAACCACTCTGGATAACCGTCCCAGTGATGATATACTGATAGGATTGACCCATCTTCGAGTCTGAGTCCAAGTCTTGAATTAGTTGACATTTTTGTGAATTGTTTTGTTATGTTTTAATTATAGTCGCTCATGGCAATAAAGCAACGAGCGAGTGTGACAGTAATATAATTGTCACAGGGCAGCAGGGTCACTTGGCATACTGGTAGGAGCAAGTGTTAATGTGATATTCTCAAGAACAGCAGGGGCAAGTAAACTGCCATCAAATGAGCAACTGCCATCTTCATTCTTGTTTCCTAATTTATCACATAATGCCTGATTTACCATTTCATATAGAAATGTATCTGTCTTAGGATTATTGACAATATAGTCAATAACCTCTAGTGTTATGGCATCAGCAAGTTTGTCTATTGTTTCTTTAGATAGTGTCAAGGTTACATTCCTCTGAAATTGAGTCTAGTTGAAAGTCATAGAACATATCGTCACGTTGATAATTACTATCTGGATAATGTCCTCTATTATATAAGGCAATCGCCTCTTCTTCGGTTTCAGCATCTATCTCAATATCAGCATAACCTGTAAACTTTTCTGTGATGATAAATCTTTTCATTAATACTTGCCTCCTGTGTTATTAATGTCTATGAAAGTGTCATTAACTGAATCTGCGTCCAAATTAAATGTAATTTGAAATTGATCTGTAAAATCTTGATAGTCAGTAACAACAAGTGGGCAAGTGTTTAACCACTCTTGAAAATCTTGATAGCGTTGTTCAAGTTCTTGCTCTCTTGTCATTTCTCTATCTCCAAAGAATCAATAAAGTCAACACAATACTGAGTAAATTTCTTTACATCAACTGGTGCAACTTTGTCATCATCTTCGCCAATGTAATAGAATTGGTTATTGATATTAGAGATCAAAGTAAGAAGTGCTGTTTCGTTGTTTGTGTACATTCTACCAATCTCCGTTAGAATCAGCATAGCAATCTTCATTCCAATGCTCTGTCTCTTCTATGATGCCTATGTGTCTCATAATGCCATCATAGATTTCCATGCCTGATCTTGACATTCTACCACATGAATAATCCCAACCCAACTCGGTCAAGTTATCCACAAGAAATGAAAGTGAAACTTTTTTCATAATGTTTGTTTAATTGATGTACTAATGATAATCGGGATAAATTAAAAAGCAACCACCCCATGTGCCACTATCTCAACTGGCACACTCTTTTGGATAGGTGCGATCATACCAACTACATTATAGAATGCTATGATTATTAATTGTATCATTTGAGACTTACTTCTTTTTTCCACTCTTGTCTAGCATTGAAGTTAGCATAAGAGAATTGTTGACGTTTTACAAGTTTGAATGTACCATATTGATTAGACATTACATAACCCTCATGCTCATAGGGCATATTCTCAAATAAACATTGAACATTCTCTGTAGTAGTGATGCCTTCCATGAGTAATTCTTTTATCTCAATTATCATATTGTATAAGTGAAATAAGTTTCTGGAATATCCAGTATCACTTGCCAACTTATCAGCGTCAAGTGTTTGCCCTGATCTGATATAACTATTGATATTTATTTTCAACTGTGCTATGTCATCATCATGTGGAAATCTTACAAATGGTATGATAGTTTTAGCAAGTGTGATAAGTAAACTTAGTCTAAAATGTCTGTTAGATATTGATGCACTTGTATCAATAAAATGTACACCATAACTTTTAGACTCTCTGTAGTGAAACTCAGCATCTAACTCTTGTATGGTAGCACCAATATATTGTGTATGAGTGGCAACAACAATATCGTCAATTACATCATCAAATTTATATGTAATTGTGTTTGGTGTATGGGTATCTGAACCACCATAACCAATAAAGTCGCCCTGATAAATGCCATCATTATGTGGCAATCTGTCAAGACATATATGTAGAATCGAAGCGACTCTAGGTGTATGTCCATGATTAGATTCAATATCAGTATGAGTATAGTTTATCTTGATTCTTCTCTTATTGAATACTGATTTAGTTCCTACAAAGAATTTGCCATTCTCTGGGTTAGTTCCATACACGATAGCAGGGGCGCCATCATACTTTACTGATACCTGACTCTGTTTGGTGTCCAAAAACTTGATAGCATCAAGCGCTCCCTGTCTGCCAGTGAGTACATGATCTTCTATGTGTTCCAAGTGTTTGTTCTTCATAGAACCATTATAACATAAAATGTAAGATTTGTGGGCGGTAGTTGAGTACGCAACTGTTTGAACTACCATTAAGTATGTTGATCTAGAATTAACTCTCATACACCCAATAGTTAGTGGTCTTACGTTAAGAGGTGCTTCATCTGACTTAATTTAATAAGTAAACTCTTTACAGATACAAAACTGCCACTAAAAAAGGTGTCAGGGAGCGGGGCGAACTGATCTGAGTTTCACTCATGGCGCCCAAATTTACCTGCTGGGAATCGCTTACACCTGTACCCCTACTGATAACTCCGAGTTGCTTATGGGATCGGCAGTTAATGTTCGGGCAGCAGAACCGCATATCCCTGACATTTATATAATAGTACATCATGGCAACAATACAACCCCCTGTGTGCCAGTTTGTCAAATGTCACACTCTGGATTCAAATACTTTCGATCTCTCTTTATCTTAGTTGTAGAGGCATCAATTAAATCCTCTAGTTCTTCAATAGAACTGGCAACGCTATCCTTTTCTTCTGAATAATAGAATAGTGCTTCGCTCAATAGGTTATATTGCCTATCTGTTAAAGTTACGTTAATCTTATACATTATCTCAATGGGATATTAAAAGACATAATTGTCCTCTGTTTGTCTGATGACGATACAGGCGATTCATGTAATAATAATGATGGGAAAGCAATTATATCTCCCTCTGATACAGGAGGCGTTGCTTTACTTATTGTACCGTAATAGGGATTAGGAAATGGCGAGTAGAATGTAGTAGGACTATGCTCCTTTTCATCAAACTCAACATATAACACACATGATATATTCATCATGCCATGATTATGTGAACCATGATATTGTCCTCTGACATATCTCTGTGACCATAATTGCCAAGTATCTAAACTTTGAACTGGGCACTCTCCACCATAACGCTCACTCAATCCCTCTGTAAATGTATTTACTAAATTATCCAAATCTTCCGACAAAATCTTAACAAAATTGTCAAAATATGGCGGTCTTGTTTGATGTTTGTAGTAGTCAGTTTGGCACTCTATTATGTCCTTGCTATCCAGTTCAATTAATTTTAATAACTCTGGTTTCTTTTCTTGCCAATTAGTTACTTTGAACTTATTAATACCAATAGCAAACAATAGTAAACTTTCATTCATTTCTTTTTATAATTCTTCCTAGTTTTTCTCTTAGGTTTTATGCCATGTGGGTCACGTTTCAATGCTGACTTTAGTTTCTTTAGATACTTTAAATGATTAGGATAAACTATGTTCATCAATTCTTTTTTAGTCTGGCGCTCTTCCTTAGTCATCTTTATCGTAAAATTTCAGATCGGTGCCTGGAAATGGTTGATCTAACCACGAAGTTAAATCATCAAGAAACAAGTCACAATCCTCGCCCTCCTCGCCTTCAAATGTCATTTCTTGACATAAAGACTCAGCATCTTCTAGTCTCATTTCATCAATTAATTTCTCTATTCTTTTAGCATAATGTTCTTCCATTTTTGCTAAACATTGATTACGGATTTTATCCATTTTGTTTGATTCCATTGTACTATCTAGTTACTTTTTTCTGTTAATGATTGATTCCTGTGCCTCTCCTTTGATAAAGATAGTGTCAACAACATTCTGTAATCTCTTCTCTGTAGAGATACCAACATTGTTGTACACTGGCACGAACATCTTGCCAAATGGTTTTTTGAAACCCTCGCTCTGTGGTTTTAGTTCTCCTGATCTTAGTTTAGCAGCATCACTCTTGTCAAGTCTGATGACTCTACCAATAGTTTGTGCCA